TCGGACGCCATGGCGGTAGCGTGGGCGCGCGGCATCGAGCGCATGCGGGATGGCATGGGTGACTTTTTCGAGCGCCTGATCGTGGACGGCAAGGCCTCCTTCAGTGACTTGACCAACCTGTTCAAGAAGATGATCGCCGAGATGATCGCCACCGCAGCGGCCAATCGCATCTTTGTGGGCGTTGGACTGGGTGGTGTGTCCGGGGCAGCCAGTGCTGCCGGTGGCGCGTCTGGCCTGGGTGGGCTGGGCTCACTGCTGTCCACTGGTATTGGTGGGTCGCTGATCGGCGGCATCTCTGGCATCGGTAGCGCGCTGGGTCTTGGCTCCCAGACGGGGGCGTTCCTCGGGTCTACCGGCCAGCTTGGGTACAACGCGCTCTCCGCCCTGGGCATTCAGGGCGCCGGTGGTACGACCAGCTTTCTGGCTGGCGGCGCGCTGACAGCAGGGGCCGGTATTCTCGGCGGCATGGCTGGGAACGCGCTGGGTTCATCCCTCACCGGCCGGACATCGAACAGCAATTGGGGTGCCGGTCTGGGCGGCACTGCGGGCGCGTTCCTGGGTGGCCCTCTCGGTGCTGCAATCGGCGGGGCCATCGGCGGCGCTCTCGACTCCGCATTTGGCTCCAGCAAAAACCGCATCGGCGGCGCTGACATAGATTTCACGTCTAACAGCTCGAAGCTGTGGGGCACTCAGCGAGCTGAGTATCAAGACCCCATGCAGCAGTTGTCCGATACCCTGCTGGGGTTTGCCTCTGCCATAGGTGGCTCAAGGGCAATGTTCTCTATATCTCAAGGGAACAAGTCGCCATTACAGATGGACGGGAAAGAGTACGCCAACGTATCCGCATTGCTTGAGGATGCGATGGATGTGCTCATCCGGCAGGCCACCGAATTGGCATGGCCGGTTAAACAGCTTGGTGTTGCGTTCAAGGGCACGATGGAGGAAACCGTCGCGTATACCAACGCTGTGCAGGCACTCTGGGATCAGGCAACCACCAACCCGGTGACGGTCGTCGCTGACCAGATGCGCCAGGCGAGCATGACGGCCTCAGAGGTCTACCGTAACCAGATGGCCTCCATTTCGGATATGGTGCGGGGCTTCGATGGCTCGGCCAGCTCCGTGCAAAGCCTTTCAGCAGCCATGGCACAGAACCAGCAATTGGCGGCACAGATGGCCATGGCGATCCGTCAGGTGTCCGACCAGATCACTGGCATGGGCGTTAGTAGCGCGCAGTCGATCCGTGAATCGGTGATGACGGAGGACGAGCGCAGAGCGGCATGGCGCGATCAGCGTAACTCTCTCACCGACTCTATTCGCACTGCTGATGACCCCAGCCTCATTGCAAACAGCCTATCGGAAGCATTGCGCCTCAATAGCCAGATATTTCAGTCCTTGTCAGACCCAACACAATCGCAGGCAGATGCCTACGCAAACTATGCCGAGCGGTTGGAGGTAATTTCTCAGGCCCGTCTTGAACGGATGGAGCGAGAGATCGAGGTAACCCAGAGAGACCAGAACGCCGAGGTGAGGAATTTGCTTGTTGAAGCTGCGTCACAGCAACAGAAAGCGGCTGACACGATGCTGGAGGCGGCTCAAACCATAGCAGGCGCGCTTTCAGGGTTTGGCGGCTTTGGTGGGCAGGAAGCGGGGGTTTACTGATGTCTGTCGCATTCCCATCAGGTTACCGCATCGGGCGTGACACTCCGGTGACCGATCACCTCAACGAAACAGACGACACGATGGATGACGGAACGCTCCTTATCCGCGTGCTGGGCGACCCGTACACAGACATCGGGCTGCGAATCAAGATGATGACTCGGGCGGAAATGCAGGTGCTACTGGCTTTCATCAAAACCAACCGAGCCGAGGAGGTCACTGCCACCATTGACGGTATCGACTACATAGGCCGGTTGCGTGGCCCCCTCCGCCGGACCATGACCGGTATTTACTACAACATGGAGTTTGACTATCGGGCGAGGGAAGTCTGATGCCGCGCACGCTCTCGACCAATGCGGCTGCGAACGTCGATTCCGAAATCACGCGCCCGATCTACGTTGTTGAACTGGCCCACAGCGGCATCTCTGAGCTGCTGAGCGCGTCGGGTGAAGTCGTGTATGACGGCCGGGTGTTCACGGCCGGCGGCTGCACGGTCACTGAGATTCAGGATGCCCTTTCGGCCTCGTTGGAACTCCCCTGGTCGCCGGCCCGGGTAGGGGAAATACAGACTGGCGCCTGGCGGGGAGGTATCTGCAAGGTCTGGGCGATCCCGGGCCTGCCGGAAAGCGAGAACCAGGTATACGCCGAGGAAGATGGCGTGCTGATGGTGGACGGCAAGATCCGCTCCAGCAGCTTCTCCGGGAATCGTATTCGGGTCAGTGCCGAACAGGTTTCCTCTCTGTCTCGCATGTCGCCACGGTACACCTACGAGTCGGTCTGTAACCACATTCCCCCGGCCGGCACCCAGATCGTCTGGGATGGCATGACAATCACCCTGCAGACGCGGGACAGCGCGCGTACCCAGCCAGCGCCGGCGTCCACTCGCGCCATACGTGGGCGTCCGTCGGCGAGAGAGATCAAGGCCCTGGCCACCCCAGCCAAGGACACCAACGTCACGGTCACCGCGGCCAATACGCCGATCCCCGTCCTATACGGTAACGCACCCAGGGCAGGTGAGATCATCGCGGTCGGGACACTGTCCGGTGATCTCGTTGTTGCTGTCGGTTGGGGCTATGGTGAGTTGCGGGCAATCGACAAGGTCTACATCAACGACGCGCCCCTACCGATCTCCGGTGTGACGGTCACGCACTACCCGGGCACCACCACCCAGACCGCTGACGCGACCCTGGCCTCTGCAATTGCCGCCTACGCCGATGACCTGGTGTTGAGCACGCCAGACGGGGACATCGGTATTGGTTACAGTGTGTTCAGGATCGACCCGGGCACGATCAGCGGCGATCTGCGCTTCAGCGCGGTGATCCGTGGACGCAAGGTATACGACCCGCGCATCACCGTTGGCGACCCTTACCCATCGGCGCGCTACTGGCGCATCTACGTTACTGATACCGAGACCGCAGACACCTATTTCACGAGCATTGCTGAAATCCAGATGAGGGCCACACTGGGGGGCTCTGACCAGTGTTCAGGTGGCACAGCCTCGGCCAGCAGTGTTGATGGTTCGAACACAGCAGCCAAGGCTTTCGACAACAGCTCCTCCACGGTGTGGCTCAGTGAGGCGGCAGAGGCTGGGCCGCAGTGGATACGCTACGATTTCGGCTCAGCCACTACAGTTGCGCAAGTTGTTATCCAGGCGCAGCTTCTTTCCAGTGGGGCCGCGCGGGCTCCGGCTGACTTCCTGATCCAATATTCTGATGACGGCACAAGCTGGACTACCGCTCACGATGTGCGCAGCTCCGTGGATTGGACTTCAAACGAGACCCGCACGTTCGACATTCCTGAAGCCAGCGATATTGTATATACCGAAAACTCTGCGCTGTGCACGGCCGATCTCGCGACCAATCCCGTGTTTGGCATGGGTGTGGCTGTGTCAGGTGTTTCTGACTGTGCTGACTGGAACGATTCGCTGTTGGGCGGCGCTCTCCCGCGGTGTCGCCTGGCGCTGACCCTCACCCAGCCACAGCCGACCGCCAGCTATCTGGACTTGATGGCCGGTGCCTATGCTGAGCTGTTCTGGTATTGGGAAGGAGCCAGCATCGTCTTCGTGCCTGACCAGGCGGTTGATCTGGAGACTGTGCTGACGGAAGAGGAGTGTATCCGAGACACTCTGACGGTAGACGGTATCGATGACGGCGACACCCCAAACCGGGTGTACGTACGCCACACCCAGCCGTCCAGTACTTCTGGCTATTGGCCGGAAATCCTGTCGCCGCCGCAAAGCCTACCAGGCGTTAGTGCCGGGGAGGTCTCGCTGGTGGAGTCGACGCTGACCCTGCCGGGGATCACACGCCCGGAGGAGGCCGCCAACAAGGCCTTGGCGAGGTTGGAGCAGATGAAGAACCGCGTGCGGATCTCATGGGTCACGCGGGACCGGGGCATCGTCCATCGAAAGGGCGATGTGCGCCGTCACCTGATGCCCAGCCGGGGGACGGACATCTACGCGCGCATCATGTCCGTGAAGATGATCAGCTACGGGCGCTATCGTGTCACGGGGATGCGCTATGACCCTGCGCATTATCCCTCAGAGCTGGTTTTGCCAGACGATATGGGCACGATTCCAGTGGGGGCAATTCTCCCGCTTTCGGGAGACACCATACCGGCTGGGTGGTCTGACTTTACCGATGCAAACGGCAAGTACATCCTGATTGCTGGTGACAGTATTTCACCTGGGGATACCGGCGGCGACTCAGCCACGATTGCCACTTACAGCGTAAACACGTCCACGGACTCGATGCACAGTCGGTCTGCTGGGACTCGGTTCCCTGTTGCTGGTGATGATGGGGCGGGGGCGTCGTCTACCGGGACGATTCAGGAGCCTGGGACTAACCACAACCACGCTGTGCAAATTCCAGAGTTCACGATTTCACCGCTTCGGCGTGAAAACAAGCTGGTGAAAAAGACGGGTTCAGCGGACACGACGATACCCCCGGAGGTTCAGGTTTTCGGCCTTCCGAACCTCGCGTTTGCTGGACTCTCCCGTGTGGTTGCTGCGTCAAACCGGGCGCTGTTCGCGGCGGCAGCCAATGCCAATGCGGGCGAGTCGGCTACGCCAGTAGGTTCTGCCACAAGCGGTGCGGGTGGTGTGAACCACAACCACATCCAGAGCACGGGGAATTCATCGTCGCCAGACTTTGGCCCCAGCACTCGGTATACGTCAATCAGTGCTGGTGGGTCGCATACACACAGCGTATCTCTCACCGCACGGGCCGATATGAAATCCAAAACCCTGGCGCTTTGGGGGTCAGGTGAGGAGTACCCGATCATTCCCGGCTTCATCGTGCTTTGGGAGGACATGGACAGTATCCCGACCGACTGGGTGGCTTGTGATGGTACGGGGGCAACACCCGATCTGCGCGAGCGTTACCCCAAGATCGCACCCATTGGTGGGGAGGATGTCGCTGCAGGGGATAACACCATCACGATAACCGGCAGCGTTGACATACACTCACACGGCCACGCAACAAACGAATCCACAGCCTCCACGACAACGAATCTTGTTTATCACTCCGCAGATGGGCGGCACACCCACACCGTCACGGACACCAAGTCATGGGCTCCACCTTATTACGCCATCGGGGCGATTATGTACTCGCCGTCATGAAGGCATATCTACCTTTCATCATAGGCGGATCTGCCATTGCTCTTGTCATCGCTATCTACTGGGCAGGCCACAGGGCCGGGGCTAGCTCTGTGCAGGTGAAGTGGGAAGATGAGAAGGTTGTACACGCCAACGCCCTACTGGCTCAGGAAGCGGCGCACAGGGCGCGGGAGAGGCACCTAAACGAGACGATGGAGGCGATACAGGATGAAGGCAGGGAGAAACTCACAGAGCTTGCAGGTGTGCTTTCTGGTGTCGCTGCTGAGCGTGACAGCCTGCACACCGCACTTGCAGACAGTCGAGAGCGAGCCAGTCAGGATTCCACCGCTACCGGAAGCTGCGCGCCAATCCAGTCCGCTGCCGACTTGTATTCCGACTTGCTCAGAGAATTACAGGGCTTGGCTGGAGACTACGCGGAGTCGGCTGACCGATCACGATTAGCGGGTGATGCGTGTGAGGTGGCTTATGAGGAGGTGAGGGGGATTGAGTAGTGTGATCGCAGGTTTTCGTCTTATCATCCTGCGATGCGTTTGTACCACGATTTGTACCACAGGCCGGGTTTTGTGGGGTGTTCGATGGTGCCCTATTGGCCTAAGCCGTTGATTTCCCTACCGTGCCACACTGAGCACACCCCACAAAACAAGTTCAAATCCTGCCGTCCCGACCATATTTTTCAATCACTTACGAGTGCCGTGTGCCACAATGTCGCCACTTTGGGCCGAGGCATCAAGTTTTTGAAGCTCTGCCTGACTTGCATCACCCTCGATCCACCGTGAATACACCGTGAGCGTCATCATCACCGAATGGCCCAATTGCGCCGCCACAAATGTCGGGTTCACACCCGCCATGAGTAGCATCGTCGCGTAGGTGTGCCTGGTGTTGTATGCCCGCCGGTGGCGTATGCCCAGCTTCTTCAGCACCCGGGTAAAGACCATGCGCTGTGCCTTCTCCGTCTTGAATTGCTCCTGGTTGTGATACCGGCTGGATCGGAATACCGCGCCACCGGCCAAAAACGTGAGGGCCTTGGCTTTCTGCATGGCGTTTCGTGATCGGTTGTTGAGCAGCACATCACGCACCACGGCGGTCTTCGTCCGGTCATTCATGCGCCCCTTCGATAGGGCCTTGGCCACCCTGACGTATCCCTGCCTGAAATCCACATCCTCCCAGGTGAGCGCCAGCATTTCGCTGGGGCGCAGTCCCGAGTAGAAAGCGAACTCGAAATACGCGGCATGGATCGGGTCTTCGTGCGCGTACAGGTGAGCGATGATCGTATCGGCCTCATCCCGCGAGAATGGATCAGGCGGCGGCTTCTGGTGCTTCTGGTTCTTCATCCGGGCAACCGGGTTGCGATCAATGATCTCATCTTCATGTGCCAGGGCGAACGCACCGCGCAGGGAGATCAAGGCATTGTTTCTGGTCTTCGCCGTCTTCCACTCCACATCATTCACCGCCTGCCGAATCTCACTGATCCGGATACTTGCAATAGCGCGGGTGGCAAAGACCGGCATCCAGTAGCGGTTCAGCGCCTTGCGATACTCGTCCCGAGTGTTGTGGCTCACTTCCACATTGTCCAGCCAGTGCTGGGCCACGGTGCCGAAAAGCGTATCAGGGCCGGTCTGGTGCGCCCGTGGGCTGGTGGGGAACAGCGCCTTGAAGTCCTCGATGCCGAAAACACCCAGCCTGATCTTCTGCCTTATGTCACGGTAAGCACGGCCCGCGCGGCGGATGTTCTCGGGGGACGCCGGGAACGGGTAGGCTTCTGAGTAGCGTGTGCCCGCCCAGGTGAACCTGATCCAGATTGTGTCGCCACGGAGGCTGACCCCCGGTGGGAGCGTTGAGTCTCTGACCATTCGTTATACCCCGATATGTTATACATCACCCTGCCGTCGATCTTCTCCCACACCAGGCCCTCTGGATGCGAGCCGCGCTGACGCCGGTGCTCCAGGGCCCGGACGGTGAGGCCGGTCAATTCTGACATACGCTCGGCAGTTACCCATTCAACATACGCTATCTGCATCACCCTTCCTGCCCCTCACTCATTGCCGCAGCAGCCCGGACAAATCCGATCTGACCATTCAAGATTGCCGCTTTGATCGCGTTGTATTCCCAGCAGTAGGTCTGCGCGTCCACATAAACCCGCAGGCCGTCTCGGTAATCGTGCTTCTTGCGGCGAATGAATGCCTCGGCCGCATCCTTTGTGAAGTGGGCGTTGACGTATTCCCACCGTTCGTCCCAGCAAGTGACGGTGTGGTCAGGGAGGTCGCCAAGAATTGACCATTGCTGCCATTCCGTCAGTTCAGTGAACGTAGATGCCCTACTGGTAACAGACTCTCTGTCCAGTGACTCCTGCTCCTCGTAGTCAAGATCAGACCAGTACTCCATCGGGCTGTGCCAACAGGAATCTTCAACGATCACGCACACCTTGTCTGAGTAGTCCCTGTCAATCCCGTAGATCAGCCGTCTTGCCTGAACTATGAAAATAGCGTCAGCGGTGTAGTGGTCATCTACACCATCACCAACGCAGTCATGGCGTAAGCGATCAACAAAGTTGGCCCATGTTTCTGGCGTCAACTCGGAGTTATTGGCAAGTGCCGCAGCCTCCAGTAGCTCCCTGTCCTGCTCAATCACTGTTTCGCCTCCCAATCATGCGTATCAATAAACTCACCGCAGAGGTGATCCCTCGGTGTCAGGATGTGGCCTGCACGATCCGGCAAGCTGCAACCCTCCATACCCAGCATGGCCACCCTGTCGCCACCAGCCACCGGTGCCGACCTGGTGCACTCACCCACAACCGAGTTGTGGAACCGCCACCAGTCGCACCCGGCACAGCAGGGGCCATGCTCGCGGTAGAACTGGTCTACGAGCCTCCGCCTGTCCTGCTCTCTGCTCATGGCTTCTCGCCCCCTGGATAATCTCCCTTGGCTTTCAGCAGTATTGCCGCCGCCGAATTAAGCGCCACCATGAGGTCTCCCTCTTTGAGGGCCAGTGCGCGCACAAGTGAATCCAGTGCGGTGTACAACTCAGGCGCGGCAGCTATCAGGTTTGCGCGCTCCTCGGTGCCAACCCATACGCACAAATCATCGCCAAACCATACGTCCGTGCCGCCGTTAACTTCCCATTTCTCCTGCTCTCTGCTCATGTCAGCCTCCGAAATTCGACTACCCATACCCAGGGGTTTGCATCCCATGAGCCGGGGCCGTTGATTGATTCCCATAGCTGGCAGAATCCATTGGTATGCGTGCTAGGTGGGTTGTGGTATGGATACCCGGTGCAAAGTTTCGGTTCAGCGCCTTCTGCCTGTGCGTCTTCCTCGCTAATATCCTGCAACCTCTCCACCCTGACCCCGGTTACTTCCAGCGTGATGCGTGAAGCCCAGCGTGGCATGTGGATGGATGGTGTCCAGAATCCGTCCTGAAGGTCTACACCATCACCATCCGCCCGGTAATAGATGTGATCGCCGAGATATTTGCGGGTGTCGCCCGCTTCATCAGCGAAAGTCTCTCGAACCCATAGATGGTCGCCGGGCTGGCCGTAGGGGCATTTCGGGCTGACCCTGCGGCCGGTGTCGCCGTCTTGGAAAAACAGCGGCCTGCCTACCGCCGTAACTTCACCGGGCTGGTGCTTCATCACCCGCCGCGTCATGGTTTTCCGGCCCTCGAGTATGGCCCGCACCATGTCGCCATTGAATAATATCGGGCGCTCTCTGCTCATGGCTCCACTACCTCCTGCCCATAACGGTCAATTTCAGCCCGAAGTGCGCTGTACGTTCTCGGGTTCATAACAGCGGTTTTTGAGTCGCCCCAGATCTCACCATCACGGAGTGCATTCCCGCAACCGTAGCGCCAGACCTTATCCATGCGTGGCCCCCACTTCCTTTTCGATTTCACGAAGTGCGCGCATTTTGTTCTGTAGTCAGGCTGAACAACCACGTTGACGCCATTGAGAGTCATCACTCCCCCTCCTGCGCTGTGGCCTGTAGTGCTTCGCGGGCGTGCTCTCGTGCTTCGTACTCTGCACCGCTGTCTAGGTTGTTCAGGCAGTTATCCCAATGGAAGCAAATTGCTTCTAGTGCGCTAGCCAACTCTAATGACCGCCCTCGCTCTGCTGCGAGCTGGGCTTCAAGGGTTGCTATGTCCTCTCTCATAACTGTTACATCTTCGACATAGTTATATCCCACAAGATTCGGTTGGGTTTTGCAAAGTTCCGCTACGTCACCTTCGTCACGCCCGTCAATCCACAAGTCACTCACACATCACCTCCCTGCGGGGCTGCTGGCAGGGGCATCCAGTGGGTTACGCAAACCGTGCCACTCGGGTCGTAATGGTTCTCCCATGATTTGCTATAGCCATCATACCTGTCAGCGACTACCCACTGGTTGTCGCCGTTGTCTAGCGTAATGAGTGCATGGGTGTATTTGAGCTCCTCCGGCATTCTCTCCCATACCGGAATCCACTCCGGCACTGCGCTGGGTGGGTGGCGGTAGAGGGGTATGTCTACATAGGCATCATCGCCTTCCGGGAACATCCGGCCATCATCTCCTCCGTTTATGTAGTTGAGTTGATTTCGACTCGTCCACGCCACCGGCTCCGCGCTCTCCACCTAGGCGGCTGCGGATTCAAGCCTGCTATCAAGATCAACTAGCCACCCAATGTTGGGCGAGACGTTGGTTGGGTTGTTCAGAAAGCCGTGTGTCAGCTTCCGCGCCTCACTTAGCAGTTTCGCTATATCCTTCATTAATTCTCCCTTTATAAGCATATTTAGTCTTTTATGTCGTTCAATAATTGCGGCATGGAGTCGGATAGGTGCTGCGTTAGTTTTACAAACCCGGCTTCCTCAGATTCCACATCGAACCCCCTGAACCTGCAGCGCGCCGGGTAGCAGTTATCTATCGAGCCGTCGTCCCCAACATCAACAACAATGGCCCATCCGAATAAGTGAAGCGACCGATTGACCCACCAGAGCAAGCCGGCTTCCCTGAATTCCCCCCACCCGGCCGGGCTGATCATTTTATTGGGCTCCGCGCTCTCCACCTCGGCGGCTGCTTCAAGCTCGTCTATCCTGTCCAGCAGGGCGATAACGTCCTGCGCTGTAACGTAGCTGCGTGGAGACTCTTGCGCGTCTGCCAGCGCCAGTGTGCGTAACTGCTCCCGCTTTGCTTTGTCCATCACGTCCATCATCACCGCCTCTTTGTTATCGCCGCGTATGAAGTCGCTGAAAGTCATACGTTTCCATCCATGTATGTCTCGCGGGCGCTGAGCATGACTTCTGCCATTTCGTATGCGTACCGGGCTACATCAACATCAGTTGGTGCGTTACCGCCAACAATTCCAATGTTGATTAGGTAGCCCTGCATAGCAAGCCCAGCGAAGTGGTCTAGCAGGGTCATGCCGTGCGCCAGTTGCCCGCCAAGCCTGCTCTTGTCGTACATATGGCCAACTACCGGATATGCTGGCCCGCCTGTAATATCACTCATCCTTCCATCCTCCATGCCGCCAGCACCATCAGCGCCAGGGCGGGCCATACTGCCCAGTCTGCTATGATCATGTGTATCTCCAAAAAAGCCCCGCCGTTGCTGGTCAGGCTCGGGCGGGGAGCCATCAAGACTTGCTGCCAAAGGTGAGGTACAGTCCTGACCTGTCCGGCCCACTGGTTGCAGTGATGTTCAGGTAGTATGTTTTGCCCGGAGTGAGGTGCGCCCGGATTTGGAAAAATCTCGGCTTGGCCTGTGTCCACCGCAGTTTGCACCCGCTTACTCCGTCGGCCTCGCCTTTGTATATAGCCTTTCCGCCCGGAGTTTCGGAAATCCACATGCGGCGGAATACCTTTTCGTAGTTGGTCATTTCAGAGATATTTATATCGCCAGACAACTTCGGGTCGCCATTGGTGCGCAGCTCCCACGTCTTCACCTCGCCGCGTTTTAGGTAGTGCTGACTCCGGGTGCCGTCCGTGGCCAGGTCAACGACTGGCCAGTTGCCGCTTGGTGGCTTCGGGTCTGGCGCCGGTATGGGCTCCGGTGCCGGCTCCGCGTCAATAGACGACGAAACATCAATGCTTTCACCGTCCCAATGCACACTAACTTCACCCGCGTACTTGCCGTTTACATGCCCTGGGGCTGTTATCGTTCCTTTCATTTTTACTTCCTCAATTGGTGGCGGCTCAGGGTTTGGCGCTGCCGGTATCCGCGCCCTTCGCCGCCGTGAAATCAGCCATGTAAGTGATAGCGTTCAATCGCGTACGGCTTGCGCCTGAAGGCCCCGGTATCCGCAAGTCGCCAGCCCTTGTGGTGCTGACGCTCTCCGTTGATAACTCGGGTCATGTTCCCGGAGTCAAGGCCGTACTTCCGGCAGAAGGGGCGCAGCCAGATAATCTCAACGCGCTCGCCGGTAGGGGATACCAAGGTTGTCATGCTGCTGCCTCGCTAGAATGTAAGTTCTTCGTGCGTTTCGTGAACGCGCCTGATAAATGCGCGCAGTTTTTCCCTGTGCTTTTCAATATCCGGGAACTGGTCGCGCTCGATACGGATAAGGAAAAGCGGGAGCTGATAGTTTCTGTCGTCATAGCTAGCGAAATACCAGTGCGTAATGTCGTCTGACAGGATAAACGGGGCCATGACTTGTTGGTCGTACTCGCTTGGCAGCACACCGGCTCGCAGGTACTCAACGTGCTTTTTGCTGTCAGGGCACTTGATTTCCAGCCCGCCTCTAATCAAACCGCTATCCTCAAATATCGCGTCAGGCGAGACCCCGAAGCCGGGCAATTCATCGCACACCAACATGCCTGTTTCAGTGAACGGAATCCCTGTCTCCGCAATGACCGCCGCCCTTGCCAGTGGCTCTATCTCCCGACCGCGAGTAACTGCCGCGCTGTTAATGTCGTCAATCTGCGGCTCTGTCATCATCTCGGCTATAAGCTTGTGCATCAGCGTTTCCTGCACTTTTGGCGAGCCAATCGCACTCTTGAGCGTTGTCCCTGTCACGCGACCCTGGCGCAATATGTGCCAGTCCAGCGAGCCTTGCTCAACATCAATTTTGCGCAGCATTGATAGACTCCTTCATCTCGTTCTTTACAGACTCAAGCTTTGGTTTGAGGTGCTTGGGTATCGCCATGAAGCACGACTTGAGGTCTGCCATCGTGGTGCAGGCGCGAAGATTTGATTCGTGTTCTGAAACATCCTGATTCGTGTCAGGTATCGCTGGACGGATTCGCAGCGCCATCTGCTCAACGCCAAAAGCTTTTACCTTCGTGGCAAATATCTGGACATGGTTGCCAGCCCAATGGTCGTAGCACTCACCGTAAAGGCTGGCGATCGTGCGGCTGTTCGTGATGTTCAGCACCATTGGGGGCGCGTTCTCAAACTGCACTACCGGCACGTTCTCCTTCTGACCGCTGGTGCTTACGATCTCTTGAATCTTGACGATCTTTATCGTCGCAATGAGTTCTTCGCCTGGGTTGAGGTTGTGCGACCCGAGCAGCATGGTTTTGCTTGGGAACAGGTTTTTCCAGTGAGTTGTCTGTGACGGTTCAAATACTAGGTTTGTCATTGCTATCTCCTTGGGCGCACTTGCGCCTAGAGTTGGTTGTGTAACTCTTTTGCTTTGCTAATCGGATCGTTAAACACCGCCTCGCGCTCTGCGTCGATAATGTCCTGCGGTACCGGGCGCGGCTTTGACCGCTCATGGCATGACAGGTGGTGCGCCCAATCCTTTCTGCACAGGCCCATCATGTAATCTCTCTGGTACTCGTTCAGCAGGCCGGTGATGTCGTCAATGCTGCCGAGGAATGTCACGGGGCCAAGCTCAATCCGTCCGTCATCCTCAACGCCATAGCTGTAATCAACCGTGGCCGATACCCGCGCGCCGTTAAACTGAAATTCCAGTGTTGCTCTCATGAGATAACTCCCGAGATATAAGGGTCGCCGTATATTTGCCCAGGGTCTGAGGCCTGAAACGCCTCGTTTTCTAACTGGTCGTCTACCGCCTCATACAGTTGCAGCTTGTAGTCGCTGTCAGGGGTATCCATCAGCTCTTGCTTTACCGGCACTGCCGATTCAATTACATATTCGGTGTCGCCAAAATCCCCTTCAGTTGGATAGATAAAGCAATCAACTTCCACCGTTGCCCATATGCGTACTTTTTTCATAGCGCACCACCCTGCTTTTTCCGTTCCCGGCAAAACCTAGAAACAAGCCCCTCTATCCTTGCGTCTACAGTGAAGTGCTCCTTCATGTCGTGTCGGCTATAAACGCATGCGTAGCCGTGCTTTCGCATCTTGACTTGGAGTACCTGATAGTCACCGCGCGGAGGTCTGTGCTCAATTCCCCGAGAGTCGAGCCACGACTTGAATTCTTCTAGCTTCGTTATGTGAAGCAGTGACCTGCTCACAGCGCACCTCCCAGCCAGAAATACACGCTGATACCACCCCAGGCAAAGCTGACTACAGCCACGGGAAAGACCTTCCAGAAAGCTTCCATGGGCTTGGGGTATGCCATGCGGCGGTCAGGGAACATGTACTTAACGTCATTCATGCGACCACCTCGCCAGCTAGATACCCAACACAGTTATTTGCTCTAACTTTTACCCAGTCAATTGCTTCGCCAACTGTTTCGCAGCCGCTTTCGCGTACATCGTAGTTACCAGATGCGAGCCAAAAACGGCCTTCTGGATCACGGTATCCAGTCTCAATATCTCGCCAACCAAAGCCGGTCATACGGTCAACGACAGTCAGACTTCCAATCTCAGAGTGAAACGCGAAGTTCTCACCGTCATCTTCTTGCCATTCAGGTTTGTGGAATAACTCGCCGTTAAATTGAGTGTCTTCGGTAACACCCCGATAACACTCTTTGCCGTATTGGTTAACGTATTTTTCTGGTGCGCTCATGCTGAAACCCTCGCCAGAATGTAGGAGTTAAGCGGCTCAGGGTTGTTGTGATGCTGAATCGCAAACTCTTTGGTCATGCGCTGGTAGTGATCGAAGTAGGCCAGGGCGATGTTCACCTGATCTTCTTGGCTGGCTGCGATGTAGCATTCAGCCGACTTGTCAGATTCGATTGCGGTGGCTACGCCGTTGGCGATCTGCAATACCGCTTCTTCGGTGAGTCCTGATGCTGCTGCGAGTGCTTCAAGGTAATCCATGTCTTTTCTCCCGGCCCGGTTGTTGTCGGGCATGGGGTAAGATTAGGTGAGCCTAGAGTGAGTGTCAAGGAAAATAATTAGGGCGAACGAAAATAATTTAGGCTATGATAAGCGCAACGGCGTTGACACTTGTTTTAGGTTCGCCTATAGTCGGCAAAACAGAGGGACTACGATGAACGACTCACAGATTATTGATAAGCTTGGCGGGACTGGAAAGGTCGCGGCAATTTTGGGGATTAAGCCGCCGTCTGTTTCAGAGTGGCGCGTCCAAGGTATACCGCAGCCGAGGCGTCAAACACTGGCGCTGCTGTTCCCTGACGTATGTCCGGCAGAATGGCGACCTACTGTAGATCAAGAAACAGCCGCATAAAGAAAAACCCCGGCTTAACGGGCTGGCACCCACCGGGGTTAATCAAAACAACGAGGTAATTATGGCACAACCCAGAACACCGGAACAGCCCACATTCGCAAATGGCGGTATACCGCTGTCTGCCGAGGGCATACGCAGCCAGATACGGTTGCACCGCAATCATTTTGATTCCTACGCATACCCAATATTGAAGTCGGCAGAGCCTGCCCTTGACGCCTTGACCCTTGAGCTTTGCGCGGATCAGCGCAGCCAGGGCGTGAAGATTGAGGACTGGCTACTGAAGGCCGAGATTGAGGCGTTCATGCGGATCAGATCGCGGAGACAATAATGGCGAGAATCAGAACAGTTAAGCCTGAGCTTGCCGCACATGAGGGCATGTTTGACCTGGAGCAGGAAACGGGCCTTCCGGTGCGTTTCGCTTGGGTCATGTTGTTCACAGTTGCCGATCGCGAGGGGAGATTTCCCTGGCGTCCACGGACGATAAAAGCACAGACATTACCCCATGATGACGTTGATTTTTCACGCGTGCTTCACGCGTGGCTCACGCGTGGTTTCGTCGTGAAGTATCGCGTGGACGACGAGTGGTTTGGCTGCATTCCCACCTTCACAAAGCACCAAGTTATCAATAATCGTGAATCAGCGTCCGATTTACCGTCTGTTGATGATGCGGATGAGGTGATAACCAGTAAAGACGCGGCTTCTGACGCGTGGGGCACGCGTGACGGACGCGTGGAAGTACCGTCAGCAACGCGTGAAGTGCACGCACAAGCGGAAGGAAGGAAGGAAGGAAAGGAAAGCACGCGTGACAAGCACGCGTTGACGTTTGATCAATTGTGGGATTCCTGGCCCACAGACCTTGGCGGAAAGGGCAACCGCAAACGCGCCTTCGACCAGTGGAAGCGACTCAACCCATCACCTGAGTTTTGTGCCGAGATTCAGTCCTGCCTTGACCAACAGGTTTTGGCTAAACGTGAGCTGAGGTCTGCTGGGGAGTTCGCCCCAAACTTCCAACACGTTGAACGCTGGATCAGGGACAAGGGGTGGGAAGACGAAGTTGGCGAAACCGTATCTGGCGAGCAGGAGGTGGTGTTTTGAATTTCACCGATAACGATTGCAACTACACCGACAAAGACCTGATTTCCTACCTCGGGCTGCAAGAGTCGCAGAATATTTCATGGGGCAGTGACTACGAAGCGGAGTTACTTGATTACTTCCGTAACGGCCAAGTCCTGACCGGCGCAAAACTCCCTTGGGCGAAAACCCACGACAAGATCAGGTTCCGTCCCGGTGAGGTTTCCATTCACGCCGGTATGAACGGGCACCGGAAGTCTATGGTGACCGGTCAGATGATGGAGTGGTTTGCTGCTGACGGTGAGCCTTGCGGGATCGCTTCGTTTGAAATGCCCGTGAGGGATACCCAGAAGCGCATGTGCCAGCAGGCTGCTGGGTCGCAATACCCATCACCGGGTTACATACGGGAATGGGCGCAGTGGAACTTTGAGCGCCTTGCCTACTACGACAAGCTGGACACCACCCCTTCAAGCCGGGTTCTCGGTGCCGTGTTCTACATGGCCAAGGACATGGGCTGCAAGCATATCCTGATTGACTCACTCACCAAGTGTGGCCTGCCCTACGGTGAGCGCGGTGCTGAAAAGGATTTCATTGACGCACTGTGTGCCACGGCCAAGGCTTTCCAGATCCATATTCACCTTGTGTGCCACGTTCGCAAGCCAGCCAGCCAGGGTGAAGAATACATACCTAACAAGTTTGATGTGCGTGGAGCTGGTGAGCTGACCGATCTTGTCCACAACGTGTTCATCCACTGGGCCGACAAGAAGAAAATCAAGCTGCGCAGCAAGCTGGATAACGGCTTAACGCTTACGCCTGCTGAGACTGTTTACCTTGATAACCGCTTTGACCAGCGCCTGATTGTCGAGAAGCAGCGCAACGGGTCATTTGAGGGAACTATCGGCCTGAACTTTGACCAGTCTCTGCAATTCCATGATGGCCGGAAGATGCACCTTGAATTCAACCGGAGGGTCGCAGCATGAGCCTGAAACTTATTGATTACATCATTGGCACTCGCCATTACCAGTCTGGTGAGCCGTTCAAGGCAAGTGACATAAACACCCTTCTCGGCAGCCGTAAGAATCCAGTGAAGATTGACACTATTCGCGGCGCGCTTGGAGCCATGGTTCGCGGTGACCTCCTTAATGTTCTGCCTAGAAACTCCCCCGACGAATCCTTTGTGTACATCAAGGCCGAGCCAAAGCCGATATTTAAGGATGGCGTTTCGATGATGTCCCGCCCCTGGCGCAGGGGTGCTGTACAGGTCGATTGCAGCCCGAGGTACTTCTGATGATCCACGTCAAGCCAGCGGTTTTGTCCGAGTCAGAGTACGCAATGGTGGGCCATGTCACAGACCGAGAATTCAACGCCCGTTACCGCCCGTGGCTGGTTCCGGTACATCTACGCGCTGAGGGGAGACAGGCCAGCGCAGGACGAGGCATTGGGCAGGGTTCCGGGCAACCTGAAGCCGATAGTCAGGACGATGCTGAATTGCCAGCAGGACATGGACAGGTGGAGGCGCAGGCGTGAGGTACGGGAGCGTGTGCAGCGGGATTGAGGCGGCGACAGCGGCATGGCATCCGCTCGGGTGGGAGCCTGCATTCTTCAGCGAGATTGAAGCTTTCCCGTCAGCCGTGCTTGCTCACCACTACCCAGATGCGCCCAACCTGGGCGACATGACAAAATATAAGGATTGGCCGGATGCAAATATCAATGTTCTCGTTGGAGGCACCCCGTGCCAGTCGTTCTCAGTCGCAGGACTCAGAAAAGGACTGGATGATCCGCGTGGCAACCTCATGCTTACCTTTGGTGCGATTGCTGCAAAATATCGGCCCCAATGGCTGGTTTGGGAGAACGTCCCCGGCGTCCTGTCCAGTAACGGAGGACGGGATTTTGGTTCCTTCCTCGGGCTCCTGGGGGAGCTCGGGTATGGGTTCGCCTACCGAGTTCTTGACGCTCAATACGTCGGTCTGGCACAGCGGCGCAAGCGTGTGTTCGTTGTCGGATGTCTTGGAGACTGGAGAGGTGCCGCAGCGGTACTTTTTGAGCGCCACAGCCTGTCGGGGCATCCTGCGCCGCGCCGAGAAAAGGGGAAAGTTGCTCCCACCATCCCTGCAAGAAGCACTGGAGTCGGTGGCCTCGGAACTGACTTCGACTGCGATGGGGGATTGATTTCAATGGCCCACGGCCAAGGTGGCGCTGAGATAGCGCACAACATGGGGCCAACGCTTACCTGCAACCACGAAGCCCCGATAGTAGCCCACACCCTACGCGCAAAGTATAACGCCAGCGAGGACGGAACAGGGCGCGGCACGCCAATTGTGCCGGTCGCATTCGGTTGGCAGAACAGTCCCAGCCAGGGCGACAGTGTGATCGAGTCGGTCAGCCCCACCCTGGACAAGAGCAAGAAGCCTGCGGTTGCCATGCCAATCAACACGCAGATAGCAACACGCAGCGAAAAGATGGGCGAGGGCACCGGGTTTGGCATTGGGGATGATGGCGACCCTGCTTTCACTCTCCAGGCAGCTCACAGTCACGGTGTTTTCAGCTCCATGCAAGTCCGACGCTTAACGCCCGTTGAGTGCGAGCGCCTACAGGGCTTCCCCGACAAGTACACAGCCATTCCCTACCGCAACAAACCAGTCGAAAAGTGCCCTGATGGGCCTCGATACAAGGCCCTGGGAAATAGCATGGCCGTCCCTGTCATGGGATGGATAGGGTCACGAATCCAGCGTTACGAGGATGTGTGTGCGGAGGCCGTGGAGGTTGTTGCAGGTATGGCTGTAGGGGAGGCGCAGGCGTGAGGCGCTGGGACTTGAGCAGTGAGACCGTGATGCAGCGGTTCATGGCACACGTTGGGACGCTGAGGCTTTCTGGCAAGCGGCCTGTGGTTGAGTTCGTGCCTGAGTCTCGGAGCCTTGACCAGAATTCGCTTATCTATGCGCTGTACCAGCAGATAGCGTCACAGCTACCAGACAGCGCCATTGTGGACATACGGCGGGAATGCAAGTTGAGATATGGCGTGCCGATTCTCCGCGCTCACAGTGAGGAGTTTTGCTACGTCTACGACAAGGCGATCAAGCCGCTTGATTACGAGTTCAAACTGCGGGCAATGGACTGGCTTCCGGTCACTTCAAAAATGGCGAAAGCCCAAGCAACCGAATTTATTGAAACCGTGGTGAGGGAGTACAGCCAGCAGGGGCTGTGCCTTCTCCACCCTAGCGAGGTAGCGGCATGAGATCAGAGCAGTTAAGGCACTTCCCCAGCACAGACCCAATCCCCACGCGGATACCCGAGGGCAAGCTGCGGGAGAGGGTAGAGATTGAGGCAGACGTTGAGCGGTTCCTTGCCCAAGGCGGGGAGATTCAAGAGTGCGGCTCCGAGGCCAACCGCAACCCACAGTTCAGGCCGGGGGCGATGGTGTCACGGCATGGCGGGCTGGTGACGATTTAACAATTCGGGTATGCGCCACCCATGACGGCGCGGGAGATAGAGATGGGATATTGGAAGTTTTGGCGATTTCACTATCGCCCACCGACATGGACCGAAAAGAGGTTCGGGATCGAATATCAGCCCGACATGATCAGCGGTGTGCTCTATGCGGGCGTTACGCTGTTCGGCCACAGCATCGTTTATAGCAGCCACTGGTAGTGCACCCATGCCCCGCCTGAAATCCTGCAAAGCCCCTGACTGCTCAGTACGCAAGCCGCGTGATGAGCTTATGGGGCCAATGGCTGAGTTTTGCAGCCCAGCCTGCGGTTACGCCCTTGCCAATCACCGGACCCGGCAGGCTGCGGAGCGCAAGCGGCTGCGGGAGGCGCGGGAACTTAAGTCTCGCAAGCGGGCAATCAAGACCAAATCGGATTGGATGAAAGAGGCGCAGGCCGCGTTCAATTCCTACATTCGGGCGCGGGACTACGGCAAGCCGTGCATATCCAGCGGCAGGCTCACCAATGACAGCGACCTGCTGACCGGCTCAAGGGTAGACGCTGGTCACTATCGGTCTATCGGGGCGGCGGCACACCTTCGGTTCAACGTTTTTAATTGCCACGGGCAGAGCGTCAAGGATAACCGCGATCTTTCCGGCAACGTTGTCGAGTACCGCATTCGGCTCATTGACCGCATTGGCCTTGCGCGTGTCGAGGCTCTTGAGTGCAACAACAAGCCTCGCACCTTTGACATTGAGTACCTGAAGCGAGTTAAGCGCATATTCAGCCGCAGGGCGCGGCACTACAAGAAACTGCGGAGTATCTCATGACGTGCTGGTGGCTCCTGGCAATCCTCACCTTCGGCCCTCTGCTCTGGTACGGGGTGAGGGTGGGGATACTGCTTTTGGCGATGTGGATGGACAAGAGGGATAGGCGATGAATTGCCCTCACTGCGGTAAGCAGGTGACTCCGTGCATCAACGCATCCGAGGGTATGCAGGTGAGGGCATGGTGGTGTCAGTCGTGCGGTTGGACTGACAGGGCTATTGGGCGGGAAAGGCTGATGGGGGTTGATGATGGGAAGTGACGTACAGCAGTACCTGATACGGTGGGGCAAGAGTCGCGCTATCAATGATCCATATCATCTTGACTATCCTCATGAAACGCCATTTTCCCGACTGAGCAAAAGCGGAGGGTGGGCGGTAAAGCTATCGGCGCTCGACGATGAGACTCATGGGCAGGTTGATAGCGTGGTATCCCAGCTCGCCAATGTTGATGAGTACCGCCACGCTGTTATCGTTATGTCATACGTTCACTGTTGCAGTGATGCCGTGATTGCGAGGGCGCTGAGCAAGGAGACACAAGTTAGGCATACAAGGCACCACGTCAGAGATATGCGGCACCGCGCGGAGGGCTGGATAGAGTCGCGCTTGGGGGGTTGACTGTCGCAGCAAAAATGGCATAATCTGGCATTATAGAATTTTTGTCACACCAAGAACCCGCCGCGTGCGGGTTTTTTTGTGCCCGACAACCCCGCCAGCCACCGCTGGTACTTGGCCCTTCGGGGCCTTTTTTATTTGACTTGATGGAGCCGGACTCGCAAACCGGCCTTGCCCCATCCAACGGGGCTTTTTTATTCCTATTCGGCGTCAGTTGGGATACTCCCGCCGGATCGCCCACCGCCGTCAGCTCACCAGGCTAACCACTGGGGCGTGCGCGTGGGTGCTTTAACCCCAAGGAAGTTGAATGTCTAGCCCAACTCAGCACGCGGTAGAGCAGGCCGCGATCAATATATCGGGAAAGGTTGGTGGTGCAGGTACAGCCGCTGCCGTGGGTTCTGGTGTTGCTGGGCAGGTTGTAGATAGGGCGTCTCAAGATCCAGCCTTCGTGCAGAGCGCATTAACGATAGCGGAGCTTGGCGTGATTGTTGGTATCTGCCTGGGGATTATCGGCTACCTGACACAGGTGGTTTTCCAGCTTCGGCGCGACAGACGCGAGAGTGTGATTTTCAAGCGCAAGATGGAGCGTTTGGGCGATGATTCTACGGCGTAGCGCGTTGGCGCTTGCCACCACAGCGAGCCTTGTTGC